CTTCAGATTCCTCTGCCTCTGCCGACTTAATCTCTCCGATGATTCCCTCCTCGCTTACTACGAGCATTTGACCATCTTCCATTTGATATTCGCCTACAGGTACTGCTACTCTTTCATCTTCAGTAACAATAAAGATTTCGTTTCCTGCTTCAAAAGCCTCAGCTTCTAAAACTGTACCATTATCAAGTTTAGCTTGTGCTAACTCGACTTTCTCTTGAGATTCTTCTAACTGAGTTTCTTCAACTTGAGTTTCCTCTACTTGCTTCTCAATTTTTTCCTCTCCTAAGAAAGTTTTGATTTTGTCTAAGATTTCTGTTGATTTCATATTACTATAACGTATTTAAATTTATATTTGCATTTTTATCTTACTTTGCCTATTTGCTGTATTATTCTTTCTGACATTTTTATATTTTCATCTGTTTCTTTCATTAAATCATTATAGGGCTTAGTAACAATCGATGGATCAACACCTAATTCTCTTGCTGCTTTCACATCTTTGTTTGCTTGTGCTGTTGCTTCTTTCTGTATACTTGAAGAATCAAAACTTAATTGACTTGCTCTTTTTCTTATACTTAACAATTGCTTTGATATAGAAGCATATTCCCCTGCTAACTCTTTAATTTTTCTAAAGTCTGTCAGAGCTTGTTTTCTAAACTTATCATAATCATCTACACCTAATTCTACCTTTTCTGTAGATAGTTCTGTAACTTGTGATACATATTTCATCGCTTTTTTTCTCATAACTTATATTTTACCGATTCCTTGATTTATTATATTACCCTTACAGCACTTTACTGAATAGGTTTCATCTTTACATAAACAACCTCTACGCCCACCTCTTGGGCTTGTCTTACTTGGTGTTTCAAATTTTTTCATATTAGCTATATTGAGAAGCGTTAAGTTCTTTTATCCAATACTCTGCATCATTTTCTGTTGCTTTTGCCATATTTATTAACCCTTGTGCCTCTTTGTCATCTACACCCAATTCTTTAGCAGCAGCAATAAATTTTTCAGCAATTTCTATTGCATTTTCAGATGCTCTTAATAACTGCACAAATGATCTATCAGCTTTCATTACAGCTTTTCTAACATCTTCCAAACCTTTTCCATTCGCTTCTGCACTTAAATTTTGCACTTCAGTTTTAGCTTTTCTTAAATCATCTATTAAAGCTAACTCTACTCTCTCTTTGCTAAATAGCATTTTACTTATTCTTTTTTTACTCATCTTCCTTGTCCTTTATATTTTTTTTTATATCCTGTTTGTCCTACACTCGCATTTTTGCTATGAGGGTGTGATTTACGTTTATTCTTCCTATATATAATAACGGCTTTTCTTGCCATTATGGTTTTTTAGGATGTCCTTTTGGTAGCAGATCATAGTCTCCTGTGTATTTAGGATTCTGTGGTCTACCATTTTTTACTAAATATAAAAAAGCATTAACTCTTGCAAAGCTCCATTGTGAAGCACTTTTTACTCTTGGACTATGCGAAGTATTAAAAGCTCCTAAACCTCGCTGAAATACAGCCTTAAGCATACCTACGTTTACACCATAGCCTAATTTCTTTTTATATCTTTCGTTAAAGTCATCTGACTTGTTTTTTAAAGTTGCAGCATCTTCTTTAGATACTTTTGCTCCTCTGGTTGTTGAGGCATCACCTTTTGCCGTGCCTTTACCTTTTGGGTTTTTATTTGGTGTGCCTGACTTAGGTGCTTTAGGAGATTTCTTGATTCCTCCTCTTTCTCCTACCTCTGCCATCTTTACACACTTACCATATACTTTTTTATATCCCTTAGGACATTTTTTCATTTCTTCTTTGATGTGAAACTCACAAGGCATATACCAAGTCTTACCCTCAAACTCGTGTTCGTGCATTCCCTCACATCCTATGTTCTTAGCCATCTCTTCAGCTTTTTCTTTGGATGCGTATGCTAACCTGTCATCAATAATAGCAAACTCTTCATTTACTACCATAGATGCTAATTCTATTTCTCCTAATTCTTTTAGTTTTGATTCTGACCATCGTAAACCTGCTTTGCCACCCCATAAAAGGTAAGAGATAGTACCACAAGCCTTAGAATCTCCCTCATCGTAGTATTCTTCTGCTCTACTTAAAAATGAGTACATTCTTTTGATTGTTTCTTTTGAGATAGGTTTACCTTGTGCAAGTTGTTTAGCTCGTATCTTACCTACTTGTGTAGCACATTTGTTGTTTACTTTTTCGTTTAGTTCTATGCCTTTTTTAGCGTTGTTTTTTACTCCGTCAGGGTAATCGCTATATGCTTCGAGTTCTCGTCTCTTACCACCCTTTAAACGCTTGTCCTCTCTTACTATTGATCTTATAAAAGATAACATCTCCTCTGCTTCTTCCTCTTCAAAATCGTTTACAGGTTCTTTAGGTCTTTCCATTTTATCTGCAAAGTAACCCTCTATTGAGAAACCTTTGACCTTACCTGTCTTAACGAAGTTGTTCCATATCTCATCGTTGTTTACTTTGACAGCACCCATCCAAGTACCTACAGGAACATTTAAACCATACTTTCTTGATTTGTCGTGTACCTCATCTTCTACTAACCAAGATTCTACTAATGTTAGTCCGTTGATCGTATGTTGGTGTTCTAAGGTCGCTTTAGATTGGTTTCCGTTCATTAAGTAAAGTTGTGATGCTTTAACTACTGTGTCTTTAGAAAAGTAAATGTAATATTCTTCATCTCCTTTTTTACGATAGATAGGTTTGTTAGGAATAAGCAAAGCACCCATAAGAATACGTTTCTCTTTGTCTACCTCAGCAAGTTTTATCTCTTCGTTTTTAAGTGCGATAAAATCTTCTTCTATTGCAGGATTCTCTACTACTGATATAGCTTCTATTCCTGTTAGCTCATCATCTCCTAAAATAAGTTCAACGATTCTCATATATGTATAACGTATTAATTTATTATTTTGTTTATCCTATACTTGCTCCCTCTATAATATTTCTGTCTAACTCTTGTGCTGTGCTTACGTCATTAGAAACTACAAAGGCTCTTACAGGTTGTGCTGTTTGTCCTGCAATAACATCAGCTAATTGGTCTGTTGTACTTTGTCCTACTATATTAAATGCAGGTGCTTGTGCAGGTGTAGGTTCACTTGTGTTAATATTTGGTTTTGTAGCACTACCTCCTGACTTAAGTGCTTTAAGAGCTTGACTTGTAGCCAAAACAGATGTAGCAATACCAATACCTAAAGATACGTTATTTATTGCCTTTTCTGCTGCTGCTAAAGCTACACCACCTGGTAATAATGCGTATTTAGCTGTAACCTTTGCATTTGCTGCTCTTGTATTTATTACTTGTCGTGCTATACCTGATGCGTTTTCTCCAATAATTGCTGCTGCTTGTAATGCTCTATTTTTACCTGCTACTTTACCAAGCAACTGAAAACCTCTCATAGCATTATCCATAGCTGCATCTTGTATTGCTGCTTTTGCATCTGCTACCTCCTCTTCTATTTCTATATTTTCTCTAAGTAAAGCATTTTGATTAGATAACTGTTCTGATCTAAAACCTGTTATTTGTGCAAGTACAGCTTCTTTTTCTGCCTTAGCTTCTAATAGTGCTATTTGGTTTTCGTCATTTGCATTCTTATCAAATTGTGCTTGTGCTGCTGCTATAACTGCATCTGCATTAGCAATCATTAACTTTTCTTGCTCGTCTAAAACCTGTCCTAACTTTCTGTTAGCTTCTATTCTTTCATCTATAGTTCTTAGTTCGTCATCTCTTATTTGTCTTAATGCTTCTGCTTCTCTATCCTTTTGCTCAAGTATAATTCTGTTTTGTGCTATTGCAAGATTTGCTGTTTTTTGTAGCTCTACATTTGCCTTAGCAGAATTAAAAGTAGATTTAGCATATTCTGTAATACTTTTAGTTGCTTTAGTAACAGTTTCAACAGATTTATCAAAAGTGTTATCTACACCTGTAAGCACATCTAAAGATTCTTTACCTGCGCTCTTAACATCTTCTAAAGCTCCTGCAAAGTCTCCACTAAATACTTTTTTGACTGCACTTGCTAAAAAGCCTAATGTATCTAAATAAGATTCAAACCGTTCTTGTATGTTTCTTTTAAAGGCATTTGCAAAATCTATTAAAGATTGTTTTGGATCTTCGAATATAGACTTAAAAAAGCCTACAACTGTACCGACATTGGCATCTAAGAAATTGAAAAAGTCGTTGAAAGCTAAAGATAAAAATTCAAAAGTTGTGTTAAAACCATCTACTACTTTTTGGTTTTCTTCAAATACTTCTTTTAGTTTTGTGAACGCTGCTAATAAAAGACCAATACCTATAGCCTTAAGTGTTGTGCCTATTTTTCTTACACCTTTAGCTGTATCTTGTGATGCCTTTTCTACACCCTCAAAACCCTCAGCAGTTTTGTCTACATTTTTGTTTAAAGTTTTTATTTCTTTATTTATTCCCTCAACATCTTGTTCGATTTTGTCGGTCTTTGCTTTTAACTCTATTATTACTTCTTTTGCCATTCCCTTATTATTTTAAATGTTTCTCTAAATGTTTCAGGGTATTTGTATTTACCCTTTGCTATATCTATAAGTTCTGATCCTCCCTCTACATAGGGTAGCATCTCTAATATGTGTTTTATCATATATTTAATAGTTCTATATCTGCTTCGCCTGTTGTTAAGTTTGTAGTGATGCTGTTTATTCTATACTCTTGTTCGTTGATTTTAAATTTATCATTAAGCTCGAAGTTTAACAATATATTTAAAGGTAGTTTTGCTTTTATTTTAGTTAGTCTGTTCTTAGAATCAAATATTCTTGTTATATAGTTTTCATAATAGTTTTTAAACAAAGTACCACTAAAAGATGTAACAGGTCTGTCGTATTCGTTGTTTTCTGCGTTAAAGTGTATGTTATCCTCTCCTGAAGTATCGTTTAAGAATCTACTGTTACTTGGTATGTTGTAGTTTGCTATTGCTTCATCTTGGTTATTTGGATTTAAGTAAGAAACATCTTGTCCTGAATTTCTTAAGGGATAAAACACTAAAGGTTTGTCCTTATATGCTTCTTGGTTTTCGTTTACACTCCAACCCCATTGTATTGAAGTCGCAGAACTATCTGCTACATTTAACAGTCTTTCAAATTTAAAGTGTGAAAATGGTATAATAATCTTATAACTTTGTCCATCTATAAAATTAGCTGTTGTATCTTGGTTGTAATTTACTGTACCCCATTCCTCATTAAATAACTGTTGGTGTACTATTGAAAAGTAAGACTTTAAATCCTCATACGCATATTTAATTTCTTTATATGGTAATGCTACATCTACTGTTGAGGATTCTATATTTACATATTTTGTTATGTCGTATGTTGTTGTGTTAGAAGAATGATAATAACTATTACTATCTGAGTTATCTAAAGTTCTTACTTCTATTTGTCCTGAACTATTGACAAACGCAACTAAATTAAACATCTTAAATAAAGCTGTAAGAAAGTCTATTACTTTTATTTCAGGCATCTGATTTTGTATGTCAAATATTGGAATGTTTGGTGTGGTAAAAGCACCACTTGAAGCTGTTGTGTTTGTATAGTTGAATGTTTGTGTACTACCTGCTAAGTTTTCAAAGTTAAAAAAACCTGATGCTGTAAATATTACGTTATCTAAGACAACTTGTGCATCGGCACTTATTCTGATTTGATAACTTCCCAAAAGTTCAGTCAACCCTAAATCACTACTATTTATAGTTACATTACTTGATGAACTTGCAGCAGTAGTGGTAAAAACATCAACTCCATTATGTATTACTGTAACTGTATATACTTGTGTGTTAGCAGTTGCTACATCTACTAAAATAGTTAAAGATGAAACACTTCCTTGTGAAAATGTTACTGTATTGCCTGATGCTGAATATCCTGTTGTTTGATCAGGACCTTGTGGTGCTGCACCACCACTAAAACCATCGACTAAAGCATTTAAAGCTAACTCTCCTAATACAGTAGATACTTGTCCTGACTTTCTGTGCAACCACATATAAAGATTATAATAATTTAAATTTGTAGTGTTAAAGAAATGATTAGAAAAACTTATGCTTGTTGGGTAGCTCTTACCTGTAGTGTAAGTGTTCTCTATTGCTTCTATAATGCTGTGAACTCTTAAAGCAAATTTTAAGTCTGTGTATTCTACCCCCTTGTTAGTACTTCCGTGATGTATATTGACAAGTGTGTCAGAATTATGTGTATTGCTACTACTATCATAAATTAATCTTCTTGTATGTGTTATTAGAGGTGTTATAAGACTATTCTTTGATGTTGATGGTTGTAGCTGTAGCTTTTCTTTTACAGAATCGTTTTCCCAAATAGGACTTAGTAATACTTGATAGGTTTCTCCATTTGTAAAAATGTCTTGATTTATTGTTAGTTGTGTGTTGCTGTCTACACTTGTAACAGTAGCAAAAGATGTATCTGTAACATTCTTTACTCTATCGCCCTCAGATACAGTTGAGGTAAATGTAGCTGAACTATCTACAAGTTTATTAGATGTAGTAGAAGTTGCCGTGCCTGATGCTTTGACCTCAACAAAATCAAGGTTGTTTAGTTTATCGTCTCCTATGATGTCTTTAAGATCAACTGTGTTTCCAAAAAATGTAACTCTGTAAGAATGAACTTGGTTGTTTTTTAAGTCAGCACCCTCTAATTTTATTTTACCCTGTTTAAAGGGAACGTGATTTATTTCTATTCTTGCAGATTTTTTTGTTCTTGCATCAAAGCCATCTACTATGTCAAAGTTATAATAATGTTGAAATAGTTTGTTGTTTACAGATGAAGCAGGTAACGTAAAACTTTTAGTAAAGGTAGTAAATACTTTAGCTATATCTTTTACATTTTTTATAGTATCAGTAAGGCTTACTGTTTCGTCTTTGAATAAGTCTACTCTTGTATCTTGTATGTATAATTGTAACTCACGTTTCATTATACTATGTTATTGATGATGTCGTTAGCATCTTCTACCTCTAAGGTATATTGTATTAACTTGTCGTTTACTGATGTCTTTTTAGTTAAAGAGCTTGTTATTACAACAACAGGATGCCATTGTGAACTGAAGTAAATCCACACATACTCACTCAACAGTATATCTTCCATTACTGCATTGTAAGCCTCTATCATATAGTTTGTGTTTAATGTAAAGCGTTTCTTACCTGTTTTGTTAAAGGTTTGTATTTGATGATCTTTGGTGTCGTAGTTAGATGATGATTCTACAAATATATTTCTTTTAAATGTTTCGCTTTTAGTATTTATGTTCTCTACATTTTTTAAAAAGAAATAATGGTCTTGAGGTGCGCCATTTTTATTTATAAATCGCATTTGTATAGGACTATATTTAGCACTACATATTCTATTTATTACAGAACGATAATTACCACTTGCTGAGGTTACTATTGTATCTGTTGTGCTTATAGTAGTTTTGTCTTTAGTACCTGAGTTCATATCCCAAGCAAACCCTGCTGTATTATCTGGTAAGTAAATGATTTGTGAATTACCTGTGTTTGTTAATTCAAAATCATCAGGATCAATATCTTGATTCACACCACCCCAAAATTCACTATATCCATAAAAGCCTGTATGTGTTACTGCACTTTGAGCTGTGCCTGTACCTCCACCATCTACTGCTGTAAAGGTTGTTATTACATAAGATATAGCTACTGTGTCAAAATTAGAGCCTGTAGCTCCACCATAATCAGCATCGTAGTAATCTTTAGCTAAGGTTGCTATTTCAAAAACTGTCCTATTTGATGTAGCGTTTTTAAGTATGGTATAACGTAATGTGCCATCTATTGTCAAAGCTAATTGTGCAGACAAATGACTTGCTGTGGTTACTGTAACAAAATACGGACTTCTTAAAAATATGTTTGCCATTATATTGCGTTTTCTATGTCTATTCCAAATTTTCTTTGTAGTTCCTTAGGTAGTCTTTCAAAACCTACATTAAAAGGTTTCGTAAAAAACATACTTGGTTTTATACCTTTTGTAAATACGCTTCTTGCTATAAGATACTGTAAACTTTTTCTTGGTATAAATCTTCCTTGTTTGTCTCTTACTCCTTTCAAGCCTTTACGAATTACCCATTGACTGAAAGACTTAGTAGGTGGCATCTTAGACTTATAACTAAAAGGTGTGTTGTATTTTGTTTTCTTACCACTTACACCTTGATCTTGAAACTGTCCATAGTCCTCCATCTCAAAGATTACACTTATAGAATCCTTACTTACATTTATATTATAGTCTAAACTATCGTATAGCTTTTTAGAACTATTCTTTTTACTTTTAGTTAGATTAGTTCTTGCTTGTTTAATAACATACTTAGCAAAGTTGTTTAAAGCGTTTCTTGTTTCTTTTAGCTGCATACGTTTATATCATTTGCGATTAATACATTAAAGGTACAAGCTACACCTGCCATTTGATTCTCAAACCTTTCATAAAAGAACTCACAGGAAGCATCCCCCTCTAATTGATATTTGTTTTGGTATAGTGTGCCTTTACTAAGCAGACCTATTAATTTATTGACTACAGCTAATTGTGTGTTTATAATATCTTGTTCATTGTTGTTTCCCCTGAATATGTCTGTTGTTTCATCTTTAGACTGATCTACAATATCCATAGACATAACAGTTATGTTAAAGTTGAGGACTTGTTCTTGTATGTTAACAGAGTTTACTATTATGTGGCTTAAGGGAAAGATAGTTTGCTTAGATAGGTCTACATCAAAGATATCGCCTGTTGTTACAGTATTGACATTCTCATCTGCTAAGAGATTAGTCTTAATAGTGTCTGTGATTTGGTAATAACCTCTTACTCCTTGATTCATCGATTAAATTTACTTTTTATATTCTTTGATTCTACCTCTGCTTTTTCTTTCATAAAACTTAAAGCATAAAGACAGGTGTGTACATTTAGTTTAGTGATATCCTCAAATCTTCTAATATCTCCTTGAGAGAGTCCGAAAAGCGATTGATACCATCCCCACTTTCTTCCAAAATTTGCTGTTGCATTAAGTCCATCTCCTCCTCGTTCAAAAAGTTCAGCATAGCTTTTGACAAGTCCATCCCTAAATTGTAAAAAAAAATTATAGAACTTAATACAGCATCCATCGGCATATTTTTCATCTTTTCAGATTCTTCTCCTTTGTAATCTTCGATTAGATATTTTTCTTTGTCTTTTAGTTTAATTGGTCTGTAAAGTACACCCATAGCTCTATGTAGGTTAGGCATATCGCCTATATAAGTATCAAGATCAACATACTCTCCAAAAGTCATATCTTCTAACTTAGGAATAAAGCCATAAGTCTTTTTACCCATTTTAAACTCTTTGACAAGTTGAGGTTTCTCGTTAAACATATTTGTAAGTATAGCTGTTATATCTCTAATGCTTTTAGCTTTCATAGACATTATAGTATCTCCTCTTAGTCCACAAAATATCTCTATCATTTTAATAGCTAAGAAGTTCTCATCTTCGTTCTCAGATTGTATCTTTAGATACTTTTGATATTGACCTAAAGTAATCTCGCTAAGAGTATCAGGAATATAAACCTCTACTTTCATATATATATAACGTAATAAAAAAAAGTTTTAGAAACTATCTAATTGCATACTTTCCCCTATTAGGATTCTTAAGCTGCATCATTAGTGCGTATCTTGCAGCATCAATACAGTCAGGATGTGTGCCTGTAGGTTTTTGTAGGTTGTTACCCTCTTTGTCTTTATCCCATACATACCCTTGCAATTCCCTTATTAGATTCTTAGAATGGCTTGTTATGTATATTTCGTTTTGGTTGATTAGGTTTATTCCGTAGACTATAGAATCTCTACCCTTTGACACAGGGAATACTTTGTGTCCGTAGTTTCTTAGTTCTTGTATGGACTTAGGCTCTGCACTATCAGCATAGATGTTTTCTCGTATCTCGTTTTGTTTGATAAAATAACTAAGGTCTCTATTTAACATTCCCTTTCTATAAAGTACCTCATCAAAGATATAAGCGTGATTCCATTTGTATAGTCTGATAATCGTTGAGGGATCAACCGAGTAACCAAAGTCTAAGCCTGAGCAAAGTAATCTTGCTTCTTGTGGTATTTGGTCTATAGGTTTCCAATCAGGAATACATACACCCTCTAAACTACCTATCTGTCCTAAGCCGTAAACTTTCCACCAATTCGCCCAATAGGTTGAGGTTTTACCTTTCTCTTTTGCTTTCTCTATTTCCTTAACTATAGATTCAGGTAAGCTGTTGTTGTCTTTGTAAGTTAAGGTTATGAAGTTTGTGTCTTGTTGTCCTACAAGTTCTTTATCTACCCAAAACAAATTAGCAGGGTTAAAGTCTAACCAAATGTTACCTGATGTTCTAACTGCTAATTGTTGGTAAGAATCAAAGCTAACATTATTACACTCGTTAATAAATAAGTCTGTTCTTCTTGCTCCTCTTAGTTTGTCAGGCTGATCTGTGCTAAAGAACTCTATATAGCTACCATTACTAAATTCGTATTTTAAGGTACTCTTATTGAATTTTCTATCGTCATACCTATTCAACCCCTTTAAGATGTTTAAGAAGTCTTTTAAAGCTCCTCTACGCAAGTGTGGTATTGATTCAGCTACTATGCTTATTTCTTTTCCTTTGTTGCGAATTGCATAGTCTATAAGGATTGCTATGATGCCTATTGTTTTACCTGCTGATGATCCTCCTCTAATTATACGAACTCTTTTGTTGAGGTCTCGTAGTTTGTTTAGTGCTGAGGTTTTGGTTATTTGCATTAATCAATAAATAAAGGTACATCTTCGTTTATGTGTATGTCCTTTGTTTCTTTTGGTTTACCCTCTACATAGTTGTAGTATAGTTGTACATATTTAAAGTCGCCTTTCTCTAAACCTTTTTTAAGAGCTGCAAATGCTAAAGGCTCTAATGGAGATAGCTTTTCTATTAATTTAGATTCTTCAGACTTAGGTTTTCTACCTGCTCCCTCTCGCTTACCACCATTAAATTTTCGTTTATCCATAATTGAAAAAAGATTGATTAATCAATTATATAACGCTAAAATAATCTTTTTTGTGATGTGTGTTGTTTTATTCGCTTAACTGCATTATTATAATATTCCTCATCTATTTCACAAGCTGTTAAATCGTAACCAAGATTATGACAGGCTATTGCAATACTCCCTGAGCCTAAATGTGTATCTAATATTTTATACCCCTCTTTAGCATAGTTATCTAAAAGCCATTGATACAATCTTATAGGCTTTTCTGTAGGATGTATTGTGTTTTGTTTAAGTAAATCAACTCTATTGATATTTACAACTCTTGTAGGTTTTTGAAAACTACTGTAAGCTAATTCACAATCACTCATAGTTAAACCTATTTGTCCTTTAAACCATACAATCCAACCTTTTGTTCCTTTACTCAAATGTTTTACAAAATAATTAGCACCCCATATTATCTGATTCCTACTAACTCTTTGCAGTTCTTTAAAGTATTTTTTATTAGGTATTTTGTTATCCCAATTTTTTTCTTTGTGATATTTTCTATCACTTTTTTTACCTTGTTTTTTTTCTTTCTGTCCACTTATACCAATACCATAAGGAGGGTCAACAATAGCTAAGTCAAAGTAATTATCTTTATACCTTGACATAAGTTCCATACAATCTTCATTTGTTATCTTCATCTTTTTTTTTGTCAAGCTGTTGTTTAATTACCTCAACACTCATATAGATTTGGCTTACTATATTCTCTAATCTTTTTATTCTTTGTATTG